TGTTTCGACCTGCCATTTTTCGTTTGCTCTCGCTTCCACAGTTGCCGAACCATCAATGTTTTTTGGTTGCAAACCATCGTCACGTAAACGCTTGTATGCTGCCAAGTCCTTGTCTAGCACACGATCCTTCTGTGCGATCACAGCCGACCGTGAAGAACCAGTACGGGTAGGCATAAGTTCTGCGCTGAATCCGACTGCTGACACTTTGCATCCGAAACAACCCTCAACATCCAAGCCTGGATGTGTCTCTTGATGTTTGATCACGTTATGTAACTCCCGTATCCTGCTGCTGTTAACGATGCTACCTCGGTAGCATCCACCTCAATGTCGTGTCCACCAAGATACGTTTTTATGACCGTAGACATGTCTGACGGTTGGTTCTCCGTGTAAGACAGATTAGTTAACTGGAACACGTTGCGGCCTCTGGGGGTGGCTGCGTAATGTACGGCAAGTCTGTTGGCGAGGCGTTGTTCTTGGGATAGGCGATCACCTTTGATGTTGAACTCTGCTAACCGTGAGGTCACAAAGTTGTCGGCTGGTGTTCTAAATATGCTCATCAGGTGATACTAGCCCCAAAGCCTGCTGCGGTCAATTCGGTTACTTCGTCATCGGTTAGGAAGTGGTCGTGACCACCATGCCACAGTTTGAGTACTTGTCCCATGTCGCGTTGTTCAACAGTGGTGTAACTGTCATCTGTGAGGTGGTACAGGTTTAACGCTCGGACACCGTGCCGGTTGTAGGATTGCAAACGGTTTGCTGTGCCTTCGCCACGGAATGTTCCTTGCGAGTAGGTGATTGTGAATGGGACACGGAAGATGTGGGATTTGTCCCATTGTGCTGTTTGTGTTCCTTGACCGCTACCTGTGCCTGTTCTGATGGCAACGGCGATGCTTGTCGATGTTTGCGTTCCCGTTCCCGCACCCGACGCTGTACGGATATTCTTGATGAGTCGTATCGCGGTTTGTGTGCCCTGACCAGACCCAGTAGCAGTTCGTGGTGCAACATGTAGTCCGAGTGTAGTGGATGTTCCTACGCCTGCACCTGTTGCTGTGAGGGTGAGGATGCTAAAAAAGTTTTGTGTGGCGGTTTGTGTTCCTGTGCCTGACCCTGTGGCGGTTCTTACGGGGTTGATGTTCCATATGGCGGTGTCTGCGGCTGTGACTGTTCCTGAGCCGAAGGCTGTTCGGACTAGTCCGTGGATGATGCTGTTGTTGGATGTGCCTGTGCCGTTTCCTGTGGCGGTGCGAAGTTTGACGATTACACGGGTGGCTGTTTCTGTGCCTTGACCCGAGCCTGTGGCTGTGCGTTCTACGTTGGCTTGGTTGTAGATTGCGTTTACTTGGTTGTAAACGTATCCTGTTTGGTTATAGGAGGTAGCCATTTGCTACCTATGCAGGTCCAATATCTTCAATGACTATTTGGGCTATTGCTGTTGCGGCTCTATACCCATTACCAGTACCACCACCAGTAGCCAACAAGTGACCCGTTATCACGGTTGCGCCTGCTGTAAGCGTACGAGTTGTTGTCAAAATACCGCTGTTATCGGTTGCGCTAGAAATCTTAACCTCACTAAAAACAAAAGCAACACCACCGATTTTCATTGTCATTTCAATGACATTTACCGTTCCTGAAATGTATTGCAGAACTGGCTCATAATAACTAATGCGATAATAACGGTTAGCAATAGCGGTGAACGATGGGGCTGTAATTGTTGTAACCTGAGTTGTAAAGGTACCTGTTGCAGCCGTAGCAGATGTAACGCTGACCAATCCCCACGGCAGGTTCCAGTTCGCATACCAAGCCGACCCGTTATATACCAACACCTTGTCCGTGTCAGTCTCATAAATCATTTGACCTTCAAACGGCACAGCAGGACGAGTAGACGACGTACACACACCAGGTTTAATAATCGATTGCGCACCAACAACAGAACTAAGAGGCATCAGACTCTCTTAACAGTAGTGTTGGTTCAGGTAAAGCAGCGATTTCTTCGGCTGTCAATTCCCGTGTAACAGTAACGCCTGTGGCTGCATCATGGAAAGTTCCTAGTAGTGGTTCCATTGTTATGCCTTTCGGTATCCGTAAACGGCGATAGTTCCACCTGTCAAAGTTCCCGATGACGGCAAAATTGTGAACCCAGTATATTGAGTTGAGTTATTTAGTTGACCAGTATAAGAACTGTTCCATGTAATTGAACTATTTAATGCTGAAAAAAATGTTGCTTGTGCAAGATATGGAGATTTTACTGTGACATCCACGCTTACCCGACCATTACCAGCAGTACCATTACCACAAGAAGCAAGAGGAATATATGTTGCTGTAGTTGAAGCATCTCCACTTAATGTTGTAGATGTAAAGGCTTGATAAAAACCTGCATAATAGTAACCTGATGTAGTACCTGTTAATTGAATACCCAAGTTTGGTTGGTTGGCAGAAACAACGGTGCCAATTACTTGAACTAAATAGTTGTCGTATGTAGTGGAAAATGCGTTAGCAACAGGAACAGTAGAAACTCCTGAACCGATAGTTGCACTAGTTATATATACCAGCCCTGAGTTACCGACAGCGGTACCACCCGACACCTGCTGCCAAGCCGACCCACCATAAATGTAAGTTAAATCGGTATCAGTCTCGTAAATCATTTGACCTTCAAACGGTGTTGCAGGTCTGTTAGACGAAGTTGTTACGCCTGGTCGAAGCCCTTGTGTAGTAGCAGAAATAGTCATTACGGAATCCCAACAACAGTTATAGAACGCTGAGTAGCATACAACGCTCCAGAACCAGACTTGTGCTGTATTTTGAAAGTATTAACACCAGCAGTTAAACCAGTTTCCATATATGTAAAAGAACCAGCACGGTCATTACCTAAGTCTGCTAAACCAAAATAGTTTTGGACTGCTCTAGTATCGCTAGCAGCCAATGTTGTTGCCCCAGATATGACGTAAGCGGTTTGACAGTATCCCGCCCCACCCCCCATAATAACGTGACGAACAGCAATAGTTACTAATGCTTTAGTGCCTGTTTGTATAGATACTGACGGGTCGCTAGTCAAACTTATGTAAGTTGCAGACGTTGTGTTTTCTTGAGTTGCTGCATAACCAGATTTAGGTGTGATGCAAACCCAAGCAGAACCGTTGTAAACAAGAAGTGTGTCCGTGTCGGTCTCATAAATTTGCTGTCCCTCAAACGGAGAAGCAGGGCGAGTTGAACTAGTACAAACCCCTTGCTTCAAAGAACCAATACCGTAAGCAGAATCCAAACCCATCAGTTGGTCTTATCCCAGCCAACAACCGTAACATTCACCTTCGACGCAGTATCAGACAAACCAGTCAAAGTTTCTGTAGTCAACAACACAAGTGCCGTATCCCAAACCATCACATCATTCGCACCAATAGGCAACGCCGACATAATCCTATTCGCAGCCGTAGCCGAAGTACCAATAGCCAAAGTCACAGTACGGTCAACCGTATCCGTATTAGCAATAATGATTTGCTTCACCACAAACGTATGACCAGTAGTCACCGTAAACAAAGTTGTTGTAGAAGTACCCAACTGTGTAGGCGCACACAACCGTGCTTCCGCTCTGTCACCTGATGCCATATTAAACTCCTATATCCATAAGTATAATTGCTGCCAAAACTTCACTATTCAACGGCTTAGAAACCTTGTAATCCAATGATGTAGAAACAGCAGAACCATCCACACCAACCTTAGCCTGCAACGCCTCAACACCATCGTTCACGTTTGCATGCTGGTCAGCGTGAGAAGGACTTGTTAACGCATCCGTAGAAAGCGGATTAGTCAACGCATCAAGCGAAGTAGGAAAACCTGTTGCCACTAAAGGCTACCCACCTAGTCGAGCGACAAAGTAAGAGAAGTGATTTGAAAAGTATCGCCAGCAGTCACAGCCGCCGAAGTAGCCAAAGCACCCGACCACAAAGCATTACCAGCAGTCAAATTATCCCACATAGACCAATGCGAATACGTTTCAGTAGTAGAAACGTTAGTCCACTCCATAGTCGCAGAAGTAACAATCGCACCCGAAGCAGCCGAAGCCCACGAAGCAGACTTACGAGTAGTCTCAACAGCCGCATTAGAAGTAGCAGCCTCACCAGGGTCCCCCAAATGTAATTTCACATACACCGTGGTTGGCATAGTCCACGCCGCTTTACCGGTGGTGTGATCCAGAATTTTTAATTCTGCATAATTAGAAATAGACATGTGAACCTTTCGACAAAAACATCATACACCAAACACAAATGGGGTGGCCGCAAGGTCGAGGGGAACCTGGGCCACCCCACAATGTGAGGGACTAACGCAACCTAATTAGGAAGCGTTTGAACCAATGCTTGACGACGAATCAATACGACGCAAAGCGGCTTCACGGAAACGACCGTAGCCACCAAGCCAGTACCAACCAATCGGATTGAAACGCATGAGCGAGTCAACCACAGGACCGCGAACGACCTTTGGAACAACGCCGTTGCCATCAACCTGTGAGTACGCCTTAGCCAAAGCCTGACGACCCATGATCAATGTGCCGTAGACGTCAATCGTTCCAGTTGTGCTGGTACCGTTTGATGCGTTAGCAGCCAATGGTGCGCGAGGTGTCTCAATGAAACGAACCGACTCAAAAGTGCCGATTTCGCCATTGTAGATGTTCGCTGTGTCCACGTTGATGTGAGGTGCATTCCAAGATGCGTTGCCGGTTTCCTTGCGGAGATCGTACGAAACGTCTGGGTGAATGTAGCCCATGTAGTAGCCGTTGAAGGTTGCTACGTTGGCACTACGAAGTGCTGCTGTAACTTTGCGCACGTCGTTGGCTTCAATGATGTCTTCAGCCTGAATGGTTACAGTGCTTGTTGGATCGGATGAACCGCCACCACCGTAAACAACGTTTGTTCCACCAGCCAAAACTGCTGACACAACTTGATCAATGCTGTTACCAGCGTTGTAACCAATCAAGTTTGCTGCAACAGCGTCAACATCAAGGAACGAAGTTCCACGAAGTTTTGCAGTGGTGTTAACCGTGTTACCGTATTCGGCAAGGGTTACAGTCACTTGGCTGTCTGCCATTGTTACTGGGGTGAGGTCAGATGTTTCGCTGATTGTTGATGTTGCCGCAGCCATTTCCGAAAAAATGGTGAAGATAACCGAAGAACCAGGCATCGCCTGATTGGTTGCTTGCACATCTGCTGCTTGATCAAACAACAGTTCTGAACGGAGAGCGAAATACGCTAACCTGTCATACGCCGCCTGATCAACACTGAGTGAACTTGCCTGTGTAATTGCCACTATGATTCCTTTGGGGTAGCCCCAGAAGGTAGTGCGCCTACTGGAGAGTGATTAGTACTTTTCTGCTTCTGCTCTTGCCTGAGCCAGTAAAGCCATCACTTCATCCGAAGATTTTGCAGCATTGATACGTTGCGAATAGTCAACCGGTGCATCGCTTGTCTCGCCTGCACGACTGGCCTGAGCCACCCGATTCCATGCCTGCTCTTCAGCAACCACTTCTTTTTTCTGTGAAGGTATGAGACTTGCTTCTTCGGCTGCTGCACGGATTGCTTCGGCTGTAATCTCACCGTCGTAGCCTTTAACGAACCATTTGGCTGCTGCTGAATCAGGATCAACTCCTGCTTTAACAAACGCCAACTCTCGTTTGGCTGCTTCGGCTTCTTTGGCTTGCGCCTCTAGAGCCTTGTTCCGATCCTCCAACTCGCGCATTCTGGCGCGGACTGGATTCCGTGTCGCTTGGTCTTGTGCTTCATCCTCAAACTCGAAGTCTGACTCTGACATGACCCACTCCTTCTGCCCACACTCTGACCGGAGGGTTCAGAATGGCTGCAAATCTCACCCCTTTTAACCATCGAAGACGGGGGGCTTCCGATGGGTGTTCTGTTGAACA